TAGAAGAACAAAACAAAGCTATATTAGCAAAAAACTACAGATCTACACAACTTACTGATGACAATATAAATCAACTAATTAATTCAGTAAATGCCTCACCTAATATTATGGAGATAAGAGGTATAGGTGAGCAATATTATGGTGTTAATCCAAAGTTAGATGAAGCCTTAGTTAATAAGGGTTACAGAGTTAGTAGCCCTATATCAGAAGAAGAAGTAGATCAGATAATGATAGTACCTGAGGAAAACATATATACTAAAGGATTAAATAAGTTATTAGGTTTTTTTGATCAGCAATCATTTAATATAACAGCAGATAATATTAAAACAAACTTTCCCGAATTAGGTAGTAAGGGTACACAAAATCCTGCATGGAGATATGTTTACAATCAAGTTATAGAAGAAGCAAATGTTTCTAAAGAAATGAAAAAAGCTATTAATGAAAATTTTGATGAAGATGTAGCTATTCAAATTGTTGATGATTCTGTAGATGTCTTAAGTTATTTAGGTAATATAGAAGGGTTTAAGCCTTATGGTTATGTTGATGGTGTAGGTAAAAATGCCACTATATCTATTGGTGCAGGTTTTAATTTAAATTATTTTACTGAATCTGATATGGCAATATTAAGCGATAAGGGAAAAGCACACGTTAAAGAACTTAAAAAATTACTTACCAAATATAAATCAGGTGATATTTCTTTAAAGGAAATACAAGAATACTCAATTAAACAAGGTGATTCTATTACTCAAGAAGAGTCTCAGCAAATATTTAGAAATAAAGTTTTAGATTTATACAAAAAATTTACATCAGACTTTCCAAACTTTACTACATTACATTCAGATAGACAAAAGGCATTAATAGATCATGCCTATCAAATGGGATATGGAGCAGGTGAATTTAAAAAGTATTGGAAAGAAGTTAGCGCTGCACTTAAAACTACCAATCCAAGAAATCGTGATTACCACTTTATGATGGCAGGTTCTCATCTGTTATATAACTATAATAATGAGGCACAAGAAGGTATGAGTAATATATTTGTTACTGGAGAAACAATACTAAATAAACAATTTCAACAAGTTGGTTATGTAGGTAGTGACAGAATATATGATAGGGCTGAATTATTAGGATATACAGATAGAAATAGACCATCCTTTATAGACAAAGCGATGGTATTAGGTGGTAAGGCATATAATGTAGCACAGACTAAAATTAGAAAAATGCAAAGGTAATGTCAGAGTTATTATTTAGACCTATTGATTTTAGAAAAGGATTTCAATCAGATGGATTGTCAGACTTTACTCCTATACATTTATCTTTAAGAAACAACGTAGGAACAACAGACCCTACATTTTCACAAAGTTTTATGTCAGGTATTAAGTATCAATGGCTTCCTATAACAAACAGAACATCAGAACTGTTTGAGTTTATGGATGTAGAACAAGATGACACCTTTGATTTTAAATCAAGAATAGAGCAAGATAACACATATATATATGCAGAAGAGTTATCAAGAGCCAAGAATAATAATCATTATGACTATATATTAAATAACATAAAGGCTATTGAACAAAATAGATCTGTGTATGATCGTGCAGGATTTGGTGGTGCTTTAGTTGCAGGTGTAGTAGATCCTTTGAATATAGCATTTATGATGCCTGTATTTAACACAGGTATTCGTGCAGCTTGGTCAGCAAAGAGTGCATTAGGTGTTGGCTATGAAACTGCTAAAGTTGGTGGTGTGTTTGGGATTACAGGTGAGTTGTTACGATCACCCTTTGATCCTTTTAGCACAGCACAAGAAGTAACAGCTAATATTGCAGCTAATACAGTATTTTCAGGTTTGCTTGGTGGTGGTGCAAGAGGTCTTGGCAATGCATTTACAGGTATTTCTTCTAAAATTAAAGCAAGAAAAGATCCTTTAGGCCCTACAAATGATATAGATGAAATAAGAAAACTAAGATCTGATGGTGTATCAAATGAAGGCTTAACGAAGTTACCATTAGATAAGTTTACTTTGATAAGTAGGTTTATACCTGCAGAAAAAATACAAAGATTAAACTATAGAGATGGCAAGAATGTAAAAGAAGCACCTGATTATGTAAGAGAGGCTCATGCTAATATTGCGTATAATGGAGTGACACCTTTAAAAAAGAACTATCAAGGTGAGGGTGTGCAATCTATTGATATGTTGCAGACAGAGTATGGTGCTTTTGGTTTACAAGTAGAACAGTATTGGCGAAAGCTATGGAATAAAGAACTAACTAACTTAGAAGGCACAGGTCAACTGGGTGGGTTAGATTATCGTAGTACTAAAATATCTATGGATAGGTATATGGGAAAAGACCCTGAGACATTTGGGCCTAATGCATATACTGGTGAACCTAAGACTCCTACATTTGGAGAGTTTGCAGAAGAGATTATAGAGCTATCTATATTAAGTGGAGATACATCTTGGTATAAAAGATATTATCAGGATTTACCTGAGTTTAAAAAGTTAGCCATACAAAGGCTTGATGATTTTTTAAGGGATATGGATCAAAGGGCACAAGATGCAAAGTTGTTTTTTGACAAAACACAAATCAAAGCAAACATAAAAGAATTGCAAACAAAGATTGCTGACTATGAAAAAAGAATTATAACAGAAAAAGATATTGCTTTTAAAAAAATACTAAAATTAAATTTAGAAAACTTAAAAAAGAAAGTTACATTTTACGAAGAATATAATCCTACTCGTAAAAATTATAAGTTTCCTTTGTACTATAACAAAGAGTTGTTGTTAAGCGATCCTGATAAACAAGAAGAGCTTACACAAATATTTACAAAACATTTTTTAGATCAAAGCAAAGTTACAAAATGGAATGAAACAACCAATATGTATGAAGATGTGCGTATATTTGATAATGCAGTAGGTAAAGAAAATGCAAGAAAATATGCAGAAGAAGTTGTTGATTCTATTATGGAAAGAGGTGATGATGCATACGAATATGGTACAGGAATAGGTAAAGGCAAGCATCTTATGATGCGTGTTACAAATATACCTGAGTACAAAGTTATAAACTTTATAGTTAAAGACCCTAAAGTTATGACTGAGTATGCTAAAAAGATGGGCTTTAGAATTGAGTTTGCTAAAAAGTTTGGTGATGTAGATATAGATGAGTTGCTTGATGGATTTGAGTTTCGCATGAAAAAAGATGGTTACACCAACAAACAAATAGCTGAAATTAAATCTGACTTTGTTGCTGATTTTGAAAGAGTTGCAGGTCAAATTGTTAGAGATCCACAAAGAGCAGACACAAAGTTTGCTAGGAATCTAAAAAGAGTTGCAGGTATGACTTACTTATATGGTGCAGGTATAAGTTCATTAACTGAAACTCTTGCTATGCCTATATTTGAACATGGTTTTGGTAGAGTTTTTAGAGGTATAGTTGCAGGTATAGATGGTAACTTTTCTAAGATGAAAGCCAATGCTACTGATCTTATGCATATGGGTGAGGGTCTTGAAATGATAAGGCCTACTGCACATCATAGAATGTTGCATGATAATCTAAGACCATTACAGGTTGGTCGAATAGAAAAAGGTTTAGAAACTGCAGAGAATTGGTTTTACAAAGCTAATGGTCTAGCACCTATAACAAGTGTTGGTAAACTAATTGATGCTGCCATACGTATTCCTAAGTTTTATAAACAACTTAAACAATACAATGATGGAACTATAAAGAAAGCTGATATCATTGAATTAGCTAGATATGGTATTGATGAGAAACTAGCTAAACGTATGTTTAATAATGGTGCTTGGCAAGAAACAGACACAGGTATGCCTTTGTTAAATATACAAGGATGGTCAACAAAGACTGCTGCAGACAGAGAATTAAAGCAATCTGTAAGTACATACTTTAATACTGCTGCTCGAAACACAATTATTCATGCTACAGCATTTGACAGACCAACTATTATGGATGGATTTGTTTACAAGAAATGGTTACCATATATGAGAGCTATGGGTATTGAGCCTGATCCTAGAGCATCTGTTGGTAAAAGAGCAGATGGTTCTTTTGCTTTTCCAGTAGCACGATTAGAGTCAGGTACTATGGCATGGCCATTTCAGTTTTATAATTTTGCTTTTGCTGCACACAGAAGAGTGTTAGGTGCATTGATAGATCCTGCAAAACAACATAGATTGTCAGGTATGATGGCTTTGTTAGGCATGAGTTATGTTACATTGTCATTAAAGAAACCTGATTGGTGGTTTGAAAATAAAGATTATCCTGAGTTGTTGATGAGGGTAGTTGATCATAGTGGTGTTACAGGGCTTTACTCAGATATATTTTATCATGCTTTAAATATTGCTTCTGCATCAGGTATGCATGATCCTGATAATAGTTGGCTTAAAGGTAGATACAAAGCTGATGGTTGGGATACTGCTTTTGGGTTTGCAGGTGCATCACCTAATATGATAAGGGAATGGGTGATGGGTGCTAATGATTTGTTGAATGATAGAACAGATGAAGGTTTAAAAAAGATATCGTATAATTCACCAGTATTAAGTTTAATAGGCCTTGATGACGATCTTCGTGCTTTAGGTCAAAAGGAGAAATTTAGATATTAATAGACTTTTATTAAAAAAAAGGGTAAGGGTAAAATATGACTATAGCATTAAGTGATAATACACCACGAATAAGTTACTCTGTAAGTCAGGGTGTAACGCAGACATCTTTTGCAGTTCCGTTTGTTTTCTTTGATGGATCTACAGATATAAATGTCTTTGTAGATAATGTTGCAAGAACGTATAGTGCAACAACATCCAACACTACATTGTTTACAGTGGCAGGTGGAAGTGGATCTACAGGTACAGTAACTACATCTGTAACTGGTGCTACTGGTGGTAGCACTGTTATTATAACTAGGAATGTTCCACTAGCACGTACTACAGATTTTCCGTCATCAGGTGCATTTGAGATAGCTAAGTTAAATACTGAGTTAGATACTTTGCTTACTATGATAACTGATGCAGATGATGAAAACTCAAGAGCATTAAGATTACAAGATTCTGATTCGGCAGTTAACCTTACATTGCCTTTAAAAGCAGACAGATTAGGAACTGTTTTAGGATTTAATGCTACTACTGGTGCTGCAGAAGCAGGGCCTACAATAGCAAACGTAAACAGTTTATCTGCAATTACTGCCAATATAAATACAGTAGCAGGTATAAGTTCTAATGTTACTACAGTAGCAGGCATAGCAAGTAACGTTACAACAGTTGCAGGTATATCTGGCAATGTAACTACAGTAGCAGGTCAGACAACTAATTTACAAAACGTAACAGATAATCTTACTGCAATACAAAATGCTAGTACAAATGCAACTAATGCATCTAATAGTGCAAGTGCTGCCGCTGCAAGTGCTGCTGCCGCTGCTTTAAGTGCAGATACTTTTGATGATACTTATTTAGG